AGCGCACCAGGAACGCCGGGCGCCTCGCACACGTCACACGCTCGATCCGTTGGCCATTCGCCGCGACAGGCCAGGCAGTGCCACAGTTGCAGCGGGGCAAACTCCGGCTCCTGCAGCACCTGGTCATCGGCGGTGCGCGACATGCGCGCGCACTCGCGGGCGAATTCATCCGGGGTGTAGCGGTCCAGGTCACGCTGCAGGCGCTCCAGCTTGCACCGGAAGTAGTCGACATCGAGGCCGTAGGCATTGGTGGTCATTTTTTCTTTTTCTCCTTAAACGGAATCACGTTTTCCAGCTCCTGGCGCACGCCGCCGGCATCGCGGAACGCTTGCCACTCCACCGCATGCGGCGCGCAGTAATGCAGGTCCGGCCCAATCAATTGCGCGTGGTGGTCGCAGAGCAGGCGGTCGCAGGTCTTGCCCTGGCCCACCGGGTAGTCGCACAGGTTCGACCCCAGGTCACCGCACTCGCTGCAATGCTCGCCCAGGTCACCGCAGATATGGCCGGTCGGCTTTCGATTTTGGTCGTAGAGCGTGTAGCACGGCACGGTGGTTCTCCTTTCGTGTGGGGTGGTTGCGCTCTAAAACCAGAACACATAAAAACGGTAGCCCACTTTACCGCAAAGTGGTAACAGCGGGCACAAAAAAAGGCCACCCGATGATGACCTTGTGTACCCGTGCATTTCACATAAGCGGCGTTACTCGTAACGCGGCGTCACTCGTCCTCGTCCGCGTAGATCGGAAAGCCGTACTGGTCGACCTGGCTGCCATGGCTATAGAACTCGTAACGATCCGCCCAGGCGTTGGCCGGGTCTTGAATGATCCGGTCGATTTCCGGCTCGACCAGCTCCATCGGGCCGGCGGGCAACGAAAAGCTTTCCTCCCGATCCTCGGGACCAAACAGCATGATGGTATCCATGGCATTCACTCCGCTCAGTGGTGCCACCAGTATAGCCACCGGCGGCGGGGGTTCCTTTCTATTGAGGCTTCGCGGCGTGATAGGCGTCGTAGGCTTCGCGGCGCTCGTTGAGTGCGGCGGCTAGATCGCCTTCGGCGGCCAAGGCCGGCAGGTGCGACAGCAGCGACAACACCAAACCATCGGCCAGCCGCAAGCGCTTGTCATAGGTCGCCTGCCAGCCGGGGTCGTCACCAGGGCCCATCACCTGGGCATCGGCGCGCGCCCAGTTGGCCAGCATGTCGACCAGATAGCCGGGCAGTTCCAGGGTGATCGCGTCGTTCTTTGGTTCGGTCATGGCGGGGGTTCCTTCCAGTTCGTGAGGGGCCGCGTGGCAGTCGCAGTCGTCGCACAGGAACAATCGTTCCTTTCGGCTGCGTGGGTCAAGCCCGTGCGGGCCGCAATTCATGGTGCAGGTCTTGGTCGCCGGGTCGAAGGCGGCCAGGGCGGCCGGATCGGCGCGCGCCCACTCCATCGGGATTTCGACCACGGGCTTGGACGGTTTCACTGTGCGCGCTTTGATGACCATGTCACACCTCGCTGGCTTGGGGGTGACTGGAGCTTAGCAGGCATTGCGCTAATTAGCGAATTAGCTATTTAGCGCAGTGGGATGGGCGTCGAGGGTGAAGGCGGGGGTTCATTTCGGCGGGAGGCCAGGCAGGTTAGGCCAGCAACACACCTGGCTGGGCAATCCCCATCTGCGTCATCAGTTGGTAGGCCGCCTCGGCACCCTGGCGCTCGGTGTACACGTCGAGCAGCAAGCTGCGCAAAATGAGTTCAATCGCCGGCAGATGCCCGCCGCCCAGGTTCTGAATCGACTGGGCCAATTGCGGCAGGGACAGACACCGGGCATGGTCCTTCATTTGGGTGTGCAAGGCTTGACGACTCAACGGGACAGCTCCGACCAGGGCCATAGCGGAATGCCATGGCGCGATTGCATTTTACATAGCACGCTCCTTATCTCAATAGCTAATTCGCTAATTCGCCTATGAAACTTTTAACGTTAAAAACGGTCAGCTGCCCATGCGCAGCAAGGCTTTCAAGGATTCATCCGCGCCGCCACCCACCGCCACCCACCCGCTCGAGCACGGCCTGACCCACCCTTCGCCGCGAGCCCGCCACAGCGCGCCTACGCCGCGCCAATCCTCTCCCGACGCCACGCCCAGCCCAAGCGCGCAACGTCGCCCGTGCCGGCGCCGCGGCGGTCCTGGCCGGACATAAAGCGCAGGCCGACCCCATTCGTTGATCACTGGAGCGCTTGCGCGACCGACCCAGGGCGCAGCCCAGGCGACGTGAAGGCGCGGACGACGCGAAGCGGCGGGAGTAACTGGAACGGCGGCCTACTGACTCAACGGCGGCGGCACGCACGCAGAGGGGTGTCCTTGCCCCGCGCCTCCAGGCGCGAAGTGGGCAGGCATTCTTTCTAGGGAATCCAGTCAGGCCCGATCCAGAGCACTCCACGGAACCTAAAGGCTCTGTTTCTAACCCTTGGGTGGTACCACTCGACCTATAAAATTGCAGATATTCCAAAGGCTTTAGGACCCGGACGGTCACGCGGGGAAATGCAGGCGTGGCCGGGGGCGTTGGCACGGGAAATCAGGCGTGGCAGTGCCTGAAAAGGGCAAGACGGAGGGGGTTGTGAGGGCGTATCAGACGAGCGCGCACGCGAATACACCGCCGGTAGCGGGGCGCAGAGGACGGGGCTCAGGAGGCGGGGTGGAGCTGGTGATAGAGGGCCATCAGGTCGGCATGGCCCTTGCCCGGATGGGCCTTGGCCAGGTCCGACAAGACGCCGGCCTTGTGCTGCATCGCGTGGATCCGCGAGCTGTTCTCGGCGGCCTTGCGCGTCTCGGCACGGCGCGCCTCGGCGTTGCGGTGGCTCATGCGCCGGTCATGCGCGGCGGCCACGTCATCGAGCAGCGCCTGCTGCTGCACGGCCTGCGCCTGGCGGCGCTTCTTCAGGTAGGCCTTGGCCTTGGCGGTGCGCGAAGCCGCGTGCAGGAAGCCCAGGCCGAGGTCGATAAAGAACCGCGGACGCACGTAGATGGTGATGCGGCAGACCCAACGCTTGCCGTTGCGATACAGGCGTTTGATCTTGCGCAGGGTGTACTTGGCTTTCTCCAGGGCCTTCAGCAGCCGGCACAGGCGAGTCGGGCTGATGCCCGCGTCCTCGGCCAAACCGTTCTGACGGTTGAGGCGGAACTGCCCGTGCTGGTCCAGGTAACCCAGGCAGCCGGTGGCAATGTCCAACCGGGCCAGCAGCGGCTCGGCAATCGCCGCCAGGGCCTGCCAGCGTTCGGCGCGGGTGCGGCCGCCGGCTTGGTGCACCGTGTCCAGGCAGCGCAGGTACTTACCCGTGCGGTCGCAGGCCTCGGCCTTGATGCGCTTGACCGCTTCACCGAGGAAGGTCGCCGCCTGCTTGGCCGACAACCGCCGCGGCCGGCGCACGGACATGTGCCCCACCGGGGTCAGAACTTTTTTAAACGGGGGTTGGGCCGAAGGTGCTGCAGGCGCATCGAGCGCGGCGTCGAGGGCGGCATACACCGCACTGGCGGGAGAGCCCGCGGGGAGAAACGACTTGACGACGCGAAGGGTCATAGCGCGCCCCCGGCCAGGCCAACAACGGCCGCGAGGATACGCGTGGTACGGGCGGACCGCGGGTGAACCCGCGTCGAACGGTCGAAATGCAGCATGGTTGCTCCCCAGCAACGGGCTTGCACAGAAGGGGACCGTCCACTAAACTCCGACCTGCGAGGGTCTTCCGGAGTTTGTTTAGCGGATCGATCACCGAAAACCCTAGGCTTGCCGGCCTGGGGTTTTCTTTTTTCTAAGCCCTTGTTTTAGTTCTAATTCTTCCCTGGCTACACTGCCAGACGGCAAAAGCATAGCAAGAACGCCGTGTATTTAACATCAATACTGTTTAATATTTTTCGCCTGCCAGGAGCGCAACGCTCCAAAAAGACGGCCTCTACCGGCCAAGCGACAACCGATAGTAGCCGCCAACCCGCAACCAATCCAAACCTTTTGTTAGCCGCCCCCCAGCCCAGGACGGGAAACGCCCGTGCCTGCGGGGCGCGTCGTGCTGACCTCGCGGGCATACGCCTGGCAGGCGGCCAGGGCAATCAGTCCGGCGTCACCGTCACCGGCGATGGCGACAATTCGTTGAGCAGCCGCTGGGTCAAGGTCGGCACGTGCGGCTGCATGAACCACGCCGCCGGCGCCGGTGGCGGCAGACACTGCACCGCCACCGGGGGCAACGGGCGCGGCGATAAGGACTGACAGCCGCAGATCAGCAGTAGCCAGCCGATCACGCAGACGCGCCTGCAGAGTTTGCTCATGGGACAGTTCCAGGTAGTGGGATTGATCGGTGGCCACCAGGCGCTGCTCGAGCGCCAGGCGGCGGTCCTGCTCAGTGCGCACCTGATCCGCCGCCGCGTTTCTGAGGGCAGTCAGGTCGTCCTGGTGCAGCCCGGCCTGCTCTGCCAGTTGCTGGCCATAACGCCAGTCCTGCGCCTGCCAGGTGCCGCCGGCGGTGAGCAACAGCAAGAGCAGCAGCAGGCCGAGCTGCGCCGACAGCTTCAGGGCCGCCGGGCTCACGCCACATCCTTGTAAAACAGATGGCGCCCGAGGGTCAGGGTCAGGGTGGCGCCCTTCACCCATGCCGGCGGCTTGGGCAGGGTCGTTGCGTAGTAATGGGTCGCCCCGCCGGTGGGGTCCGGCACCACCCCGGCCATCACCGCCTGGGCCACCGCCAGCGCGCGCTTGTACTCGCCCGCGGGAATCGGCTTGGCCCCCATGAGGTAGGCCGAGTTCGGATCGTTGGCGTTCCAGCAACTGAACTGCCAGGGCTTCTGGCACACGCCGGCATAACCTTCGCCCCACCAGGACGCGGACCGGCCGTCGAACACCCGGTTGCGGATGGTCCAGGCGCAAGCCTGCATGCCGGCCAGGCTTTCACCGCGCGCCTCCCCCCACAGGGTGCGGGCAAAGATGTCGCGGTCTCTTTCGGTTGCAGTCATCACTTTTCTCCAGGCAAAAAAAAGCCCGCACTGGGCGGGCTCGTTGCTTTCGTTTGTCGGCTACTCGAATAACCAGAACTTCCCGGCGGCGCCATCTACCTGGCGCAAGCCTTCCACGTCCTGGACCAAGACAAACTGTCCAGACAAGGCTTGGCACTTTTGATCGGTTAGCGCCTGCAGCGCGGCCTTGTTCGCAGCCTGCCGCACCTGATCCTCCGGTGCATACGAGCGCAGGCTGCCAATCAACGCTTGGCGGGCCTTCTGGTCGTCGAGGCTGTGACAGCCGTACTGGTTATTCAACACCACGCCCTGGGCGAGACATTGCAGGGACAGGCCGCAGAGCGCGGCACCAACGACGATCAAGCGTTTGTTTTTCATTGCGATCCATCACCTGGGTTTTCCCCAGTATCCCATCCTTAAACCATTACAACCAGTGCCCCAGGGCGCGCATTCGCTCCACGATAAAAGGCGCGTGCACCCGCGCGCCGGCGCCATTCCTGTGCACGGGGTCACAGTAGTATTCCGGGTGGTTGGTGATCGGCGATTCGGTCGCGTCGATGAAGCCGGCGCCGTTGGCTTGGGCAATGGATTTGGTCCAGTCGCGGAACGTCTGCAACGAGTACCGCGCATCCGCGTGCTGGATAGGATCGTTTTCCATCTGGTGCCAGGCCGCGCAGATGCACACCACCTTCATGCCCATTGAGTGACAGAACTTAATCAGACCGTCGTAATTGCTGGTGAACTCGGCGCCGGTCACGGCCGCCGTGGCCCAATCGTTAACTTCCAGATCGATGATGATCCCAGCCGGAGGCACCAGGCCAATGGCGCCGCCGATTAAACCGGCCCGATTGGCGTAGGCGCCAAACCCTGAGAGGCCGCCTTGGCTCACGCGAAAGCCTGGAGACGACAGGTTTTGAATCGTCACATTGGCCAGTAGCGGTATCTGGCTGACCACCAGGTCCATGGCGCTGGCCAGCGGCTCACCGTCCGCCGTCCAGACGGACGCGGCGTTTGAATCCCCGAGGTAAAACCAACGTTCCACCGCGTTAGCCATTAGCCACCACCTCGTCACGCACGGCTGGCGTGCGTTGCTTTACGGCGGCGTAGTACGTGACCAGGCGCGGGTCATCATCGGCCACTTCCTCGATACCCGGCCAATAGGCTGGGTCTTGTGGACCGGGGAACACGGCCACCACGACGCCATCCACTACTTGAATAAACTTGCTCATAGTTCATAACTCGCGACATAGAGGAAAAAGGTCGGGGTGCCGGCGGTGCTGTTCGTGTCGATCATCGCCAGCTGCGGCGCGACAATCGGCATGAACGGATAGTTGTCCGTGAACAACTGACCCGCACCTACCGTGCTGGTTTTGTTGACCTGGCCAACGCCCGAGATGTCCGGGCGCACCGTCAGGCTCAGGGTTGAGGCCAGCGAACTGCCAATGCTGATCTCGCCACAAATTCGCTTGGCGTTGTACGGCACCACGGCCGCGATGGAGAACGGCGTGGAAGCGACAATCGCCGAACTGTTGAAGATCGCCGTCAGTGCGATGGACACCACACGACCCGACACATGGCAGATTTTGAACTGCCCGGCGGCGGTGGTCGGGACCACCGTCAACAGCGCGGTGGCGGTAATCCCCAGCGGCGCATTTACACCCGCATAGACCTGCGGCGCATAGGCATTGCCGACGCTCTGGGCAAACGCCGTAGTGGCGCCGGTGCTTTCGTTTAAGCCCGCATAAATCGCGAGAAAGCCGCTCGCCGGCGCCTGACCAAAGTCCATCCCCAACGCACCGACGTTCGCCAGGTTGATCAGTTTGGTGAACGCACCAAGCGTCCAGGCGCGGCCGGCCAGCGCGGATTTCACCAGCACCTCATCGGCGCTGATGGTCGCCTGGGTATTGGCGGCGGCCACCGTCATTTTCAGGCTGGGCGGGATGCACATCATCGGGGCCCCGGCGGCCAGGCGCACGGCCAGTTTTTTCGGGGTGATAAAGGTGGCGTCATCCGTTCCGGTGGTGACCTGTGCCTGGGTTGAAACCTTGCTCCGTCCGGCCACCGCCTCCGTAGCGGCCGGCACCGCGGTGCCGATAATCGCTTTGATCGCCGCGAGCAGTTGCGCATTGTTGTGTTCGTCCGGCGCGAAGCCGGCATCCGCGATCACGGCGAGCAGCTCTTGCGTCACCGCGTTACCCCATTGCGCCGGAATCAGCGAACCGGGCGACCCACCCAACGGGTCTTCATCGGCAAACTTGCCATCGACCAGCCCGATGCTGGGCACACTAATCGGATAATCCACGTTTATTCCCTCAGTCGTAATTGATGTGCACAACGGTGTGCGCCGGCGCGGGCCGGCGGATCAGGCATTCGAGCGCGTTACCGGGATTGGCGCCGAAGCGCTCGCCCCAGTAGCTGACGCCAAAGCGCCGGCCAAGCCGCTGACGGCCGCCGGTGTTCAACGTCCACATGAACTGCGCTCGCCAGGTGCCGAAGTGCGCCGAACCGAAACGAGAACGCCCCATACGGGGCGCTCGGTGTTCGGTGATGGTGGCGTTCGGGTAACCCTGGCTGACGGCGATCTCCACGAAGTAGGCCGGGGTTTGTCCGCCGACCTCGACCAGCCGCCTTCGCACCGCCAGGCGACGATCCTCAAACGCCGGGTTCGGCCCCAGGCAGGTATCCGGCAAGCCCATCACGGCCTCCCAGGCCGGCACCAGTTCGCTGACGCCGAACGGGTCCATTTCATTCAGCAGGTCCACGGCGCGCGCTTCGAGCCTTGAGAACTCCAGCGCCACGCCGGTCAACACCAGCTCGATCTCCGGGACCAGTTCGGGATCCCAGGCGGGACCAGACGGCAGCAGCCCCCGCAGCTGCAGGTGGTATTGCTCAGCGGTGCGCGCTACAGCCATGTGATACCCCCGAACGTCCGC